TACGATCACGTCCTCGCCCGGCAGGTTGCGCACCGTGCCGCCTGTGGCCTGCTCTAGCAGCATGTCATATTGAGGCGCTGCCGTGCTTGCGTTGACGCCATGCGCTGCGCCGCCGCTAAGGTCCAGGCCGCGCATGTAAAACGCCAGGCTTGGCGCTGCGTCTTTGTTGCCGCTGACGCTGGAAGGCGTCTCACCGTCACCACGCTGGCCGGTGATGGCGAGTTGCTCGCGGCTGTATTCCATGGCCGTGGCGCTGGTCATCTCAAGATCAGTATAAGCAGCGCCGACCATATCGGCGGCCGCGTAACTCTCTGATGCGTCCCATGCTGTCTGGCCTGCTGGCGTTGCGATCTTGCCGATCTGTACGCGGTTGATTCGCTTCAAGGTCATGTCATAACTCCCGCCGCACTAAAGCGGCTAATTCTATGTCTAAAGAAAGCGCACCGTTTGGCAACTCTCCGATGCGCCAAGGTGCGGGTTTTAATCGCATAAGTCCGGTCGTTGGTGAATCGTAATTCATGCGCAGCACTGCGCCCATTAGGCGCTCTGCGTCATCGGTCAACGCGTCGCTGTCTTTGCCTAGGCTCTGACGATCGCGGCCGCGCTCGTAGTAAACTGTAAGGGAATAAGTGCGCTCAAGATAAACGATGCCGCCAGACCCAATAGCCGGCGCATCGGCCAAGCGCTGCAAGTTGCCGCCGCTAGCTAAAACCGAAAAGCGCCGCCATGCTTGGCGGCCTAGCGGCTCGATGCGGTCCCACTCGACCATTGCAGGCGTGCCGGTCATCGTCGCACCTTTTACGGTCTCAACGATAAGCGCTCGCACTGGATCGGATGGCCACGTCATCTAGTGACCCAGACCCGCGCTAGGCTGCTCTTCGTGTCGCCCTGTGGCGTGTCGTCAGCGTCGGTATCGACCCAGGCAAAGCGGTCTAGTGTGTCGCGCAAGTAGGCGTTGGCCTGCTCGTTGGCCTCTTCTGCCAGGTCGGCATAGTCCGGCCCCATTGAGCCAAACTCTTGCGCCGCGCACCTGGCACAAATCGAGGCTTCCAGTTGATCCCACGAGCGCAAGTTATACCAGCCAAAGCCGATGCGCTCCATGGATTCAACGACAAGCGTCAGCGCCGTGTCTAGGCTGACGCTAAAATCGGGATCTTCCGGCCTGCCCTGATCGAGCAGCGCAGGATAGCGCCGGGTCAAGCTTGCATAGTTCGCAGGCTGTACCAGATTGGCCGAAGTGATAGCGACACGCGTAACCTCGCGGTGTTCGTCGCCTGCCTCATCGTCGGCGATAACCTCGAAGAGGTAGACGCCAGCGTCAAGTGTTGAGGTAGTGGCCGAGCCTATAGCGACCTGCACCTCATTGACGACGATGCGATCGCCTGATGCAACGTCGATCGGCAAAGGATCGAATAGCACCGCATCGGTGTTGCTGGTGCCGACCTGAAAAGGCACCGAAAAGCTGCGTAGGCTTTCCATTGTGCCAAGGCTCTGCGGCTGAATCATCAGGTTACGCCAACCACCTGCAAGGCTAGCCACCGTTCGCACGATGCGGTCGCCTCGCTTGCTGCTGCTGTTGTGCGCTGTCGTGTCAGGCATCGAGCCGACCACGTTATTAGCGCTGTCGACTAGATCGCCGTTCTCTTTGTACAAGCGCCAACTAAAGGTTGCGGCAGCAGGCCGGCCAAAGCTGCAAACGTGCCGAGCGGTGCCGCCTGTGCTTTTGTGGATTGTTTGAATCATCGCCGCTTTAACTCCTGCATCACCGCCGCCATATTCTCGGCCAAGCGGTCAATCTTTCCGTCAAGCGCTTCTAGCCGCTCGATGCGGCGGTCATGGTCGTCAAGCCTTTGCTCGACTACCGGCAAGCGTTGAGAAGCAAGCACCGCGCCATCAACCTGGGCCTTTGCTGTGCTGGCAAACCACAGCAGTAAAACCCACGTTACTAAGTGCGTCATGAAGGTCAGGTGCTTGCTCTCTATGCTCACGATTTAGCCTTTGCCTTTTTGGCTGGTGCCTTCTTCTTCGGTTTAGGCTTTGCCGGCGCTTTCTCAACTTCGAGGTAGCGCTGAACCTGCCAGCCTTGTTTCTCATAGTCTGCCACGTCACCAGCAGCGACAAGCCTTTGCCTGCCGCTGCTGCTGACCATGTAAGCGTCAGAGGCCATTAGGCCGACTGCACGCAAACAAGAGAATGACTCACACGCGCGCACCCGCCAACGTATCCGGCGACGATGTTTGTGCCCCCCGACCCTATGAGCGCAGTCTCTTCTGCCCGGATGTTCGGCTCTTTCTGCATCACGTAGCCGATCGACTCATTGATAGCGACAAGCGCGCCCTTCTTGGTGTTACCAGCGCCAAGAATGCCGTTCGTCTCAAGGTCAACGCCACCGCCTGCGCCGTTGATAAACCCTGAGGTTACAACGCCAGCCGATGCGATGATGGGCACGCCATAGTAGCCGAAAGCAACGCCGCGCGGGTTAAGCGCAGGATAAGTTGCCATAATGTCCTCACGGCTAATGTAGTTGCTCGATGCACGAACAGCCGCACGAAGCGCCGACACCTGCGACGGATGAAGCACGAAGGCCAAACCGTTGCTGCCGCCATAAGCCTTAGCTAATGCGTTGTTACCTTCGGCAACTTCAAGCGCTAGCTCTAGCGTGTGGATGTCCATGGCCGCGGGATTGCCGCCACCATCGGTGCTGTTTGCGCAGTCTCTTGCGCCTGAGAACGTGTCTTCAAAGACCGCGCAGACCTGCACGTTGAGCGCATCAGCAAGGGCCTTACCAAGAGCGCCGCCCATACCGATCCAGTCTGGGGTCTGGGTTTCTCTTGCTAGGGTGGTTAGCTGGATAGCGGGAACCTCGACCGGACTGGCCACAACACGCGTGCCGATAGGCGTCACGGCGGCAGGCGTAAGCGCTGCACCTTCGACGACGCCAGCGGCGGTTAAGGTGTTAAGTTCGCCGAACTTATAAGCAACAAAACCGGTTTGGTTGTTGCACAGTTCGCGCAGATTGGCGTGATCGCCCATGGATTGGAGCAAGACGCCTGACATTAGCTCGTGCGGGATAAGCCCGGCGAGCGTGGTGGTTGTAGAAGCTGGCATTTTTTATTTCCTTATTTTTAGCCGTAGAACCGTTGTAAATATGCCTGTTGTTCTTCCCGCGTCATCTTCGCAATTTCCTGCGCTGTCGCTTTGCCTCCGCCTGTTACGGCTTTGACTCTGCCCGCGCTGGGCTGTGCTCCGATGCTGCGAGGTTGAACCGCAGACCCGTTTTGGCCTTGCAATGATTCGGCAAGAGCAACCGCGTTTTCGTAGGCTTCAAGATCTGGCGTTTCGCCAAGCTGTCCCTGTAGGTGCTCGCGAACCGTATCGGGCAAAGACTCAAAGCGGCGGTCAACGCTTTGCCTGTGCTTGTTGCTCAGGCTCTGCAGTCGTCCTTGGTTAGCCTCAAGCTTGGCCAAGATGTCGGCGGCCTTGGCCTCCGCTTCTTGTGCTAGTTCTTGGTAGCGTCCCTGCGCTTCTTTCTCTGCCCTGTCCCTGTCAGCCTGCGCCGCTTCGAGTTTGGCTAGTCGGTCCTCTGCTGCCCTTGCTCTTTCCAAAGCTGACTGGCGGCGGTTGATCGCTTCCTCTAGTTCTCTGCGGTTGACGGTTTCGGTGGCTGCGTCCGCTGCTACCTCGGCGGCATCCGCCGCCTTTACTTGCTCGGTCATCGTTTGACCCTCCTTTTACTAACGCCGCTGAATGCGGTCGTCAAATATCTCCTGAAGTAGATTTAAAACTCGGCGCTCAATCTCTTTGCGCCGCTTACCGTTGCGAGGCCCTAGGCCAAACCATGGCCGAAGGCTGTTTGTATATTTTGCCTTCTCTGATGCTAGCGGCGCAGGATGGCCTGAGATAAGGGCCTTGGCGCTGCGCCTGCCCTTTTTGGCGCTAGGGTTGTCCCTTCGCCCCGTGCTCCTGCTCTTGCCTGCTTTGCGCTTCGATATGGCAGCAAGAGCGAAGAACGCGTTTTTTGTGTCCTTGTCTAACTTGCGCCATGCCTTTTGTAGCAGTGTCCGCTTTGGCGGTTGCACGGTATCCACGAAGGACAACACAACGCTGTTAGCGGTCTCGTCTGTTGGCTTCATGGAGTTAATCATATGAGCGCTCGAAGTCATATCGACGCGCGTTGGGCGGCCAGCGGCATCTCGCACCTTAGAATAAAGATCACTGTAAGGCTTAAACGGTCGCCCGTATTTATTAATGCCCATGTCTTGCGTTTCCACTATGATGCGGCTTTTAACTGCTAGGGCAATTCTGCGCATGTTCATCTTGCCAATAGGCTTGCGCAGAAAACTAAAATCATAATCGCGATCGACCTTCATGCCCCAGCTCATAGCATCGCCCCAGCCTTGCGGTTTAGGTCGTCGCCATCTCGCGCAAAGATAACGCGGCCATCTTCCTTAGCGTCGCGCAGGCTTGTGGTGATTAGCGTATGCCGGCAACGCCAGCCGCCTAGGCTTGGAATGACGGGCGGTTGCCTGCCGTCTTTGTCGCGTAGCCTGCGGATGTTCGCATAGGCCGGGTCGTTGCCGATGGCTGCCAGGTCTTCCAAGGTGACGACGACGCCACGCATAAGCCGGCAGAATGGCCGCGTAGTGCTGATCGTCGTGCCCTGATAGATGAAGTGTCTGACGCCTGCCTCGCTGGCCTCGATGAATTGGATCTGGCGAACCATGGAGGCAAGCGCTGTTTCGACCGCAGCACCTGCCAAGTTAACCCACTGCCTAAACGACCCGCTAAGGTCAGCCGTTAGCCTGATGCTGGCGCGGCCAGGTCCGGCGAGGCCCTGCACTAAATCGCCTATGGGCGCATTCGTCAGCATAGCCGCTTCGACTATCTCTTGAATGCGGCCGGTCATCGTAAACCAAGAGTTGTCTAGGTTGCGCGTCATGTTCGAGGCGAAGGCCGCAAGGGCGCTTTCGCTCAGCGCTAACTGCGCAGCGTCGCCGTCGGCCTCGCGCTCTAGGTCGGTCGCTATGTCGCCGTAGAGACTCCGCACTGTGGTCTGAAAGCCTAGGCGGTTTAGCTCGCTGGTTAGGCGCTGACGCATCAACAAGGCGCGCTCTAGATTCATCCGCGTGGTTTCTAGCCTGCCCTCGTCCGTGTCTAACTCAACCACCAGTTCAGCGGCGAAGCCTTCAAGCCTGGCAAGTTGCCGGCGCAAGGCTAGCTCGAAGGTTGATGCTATGCCCTCGGAGTTGATCGTCATTATCTATCTGCCGGGTCTTCACTGCCAACGATACCGAGCGCAGCCTCGGCAAGGCCCATGCCTGCCGGCCTGATCTGGGCGCGGTTAGCGTCCGTGTTAGCGGCTAGGCGATCTTCGGCCTCTTGCTCGCTGATGCTCAAGGCTCGCGCCATGGCCTGCGCAGCGGTCAGCCAGTTCTTACTAACGTCGTGATCTAACACGCGGCGCTGCGCCTCTTCGTCGGTCGGTATCGTGGTGGGCCCTGGCCTCCAGACCATGCGCAAAGACCAGTCTAGCTCTTGAG